GGTTGAATGTTCTCTCTATATTGGCCGTCCAAAAGGATTCCAAGACCGAGTAATATTTGTTTTATATTCTGCATACTATAATCTCCTGTAATAAATAAACCGCTTAAAGTTCCATCCGGATTTAATCCTGGACCAAATGTGCCAGGTGGTGGATTAGGATTTGTATAACTGCCTGCCGTAGGAGCCAATTGTAAATCATTTGGTATATAATTATAAGGCCAATTTGTATAATTAGACCATTCGTTTCTTAAATTAGCATCACTTCGCTGTAAATACCACATCCAACTTGAGACTAACCCAATTGATTCTAATTGAATTTTGTTTGGTCCTGTTACATTGTAGAAGATATTCTCGTTAACTTGCTTAAATAAGTATTTTTGTTCATTTTTAGCAAACAATTTTACTTCATCATTAGAGAGAAAAGCATAAGTACAATTTAAATTTATATCAGAATTCCAAATAGTTCTTGTATCGATATATGATGTAGGTCCTAACTCAATATCAGGTGGAGGTTGAATAAATCTATTAAATTGTTGGTAATATTGATTAAAATTAGGCTGTATATATGGGAAATTATTTGTGTAATCAAATACGTCACGAATTCTGAATAATTCATTGATTGGCCTAAAGGTTACTGTTATATGTAATTCATTATATTGTAAGGCCACTAAAGGAAACGCTTGTTGAGTTTTTAATCCAAACCACGAATTTAATGGTATATAAATTATTCTCCCTCTAATACTTGGTTCAGCCCCAGCTGGGTTAGTCGTATAAAACGCATTTGGATACGCATTTACACGAGTTCCCGCATTTGCCGGGTCATTAAGCTCTGGCACGTTTCCGGACATTTTATCAAATAATGCTTTCTTTTCTCCACTAAAGTCCCTCTGGACTGCGGATAAAAGATATTGCCCCGAGTATTGTTGAAGTGTTTGGTTGCCACAAGTGATTAATATTTCGCTTACCATTTGTGCTCCAATATTATCAATCCATTTGAATTCGTACGGAGCCCACGGTGTGTATATAGTTTCTCCTGCTGAATTTACAACCGTTTGTGGTGGCAAAATTGGAGACCATATGTTCGGAAGCTCTACGCTTAAGTAGCAGTCCATAAGAAGGTCAGCATAGCGTTTTACGCGAAATGTAAATGTAGATTCTTCATTTAATCGCAATGTTTTAGCTCCTTCAAAATCAAGTCTGAAGTGCTGTAATCCGAAGTTTGTATACTTTTGATAAACACCTTTCCACATTGTCTTGCTAGGATTACCATTTAATATTATGTTTTGTTGTCCCGAAGAAACAAGATTTAAAAGTCCGCCTCCCATGATTTTTATTAATATATACATTTAATTTAATTCTAAATCAATTATAACTATCATAATATAATTTGATTATTTCTAATAACTCAGTATTTTCTTCATTTTTAATTCTATCCATTTGTTTTTCTATTTCTTCTTTTAAAATAGGCAAACGTGTATAAAGCATAGGATTAACAGACTTATTATCTTTATTTTTATTTTTATATTTGTCAGGATTAAAACGAATAAAAATAAATTTTCCTGAATGTAACATATATAAATCATCATACCTAATTTCTTCATCTTTTTTATCATAACTTTTATGCTGTGATTCGTCAGTCTCTACACATAAAAGAGTATTTCCTATTAAAATACGATGGTCTATTCTTCTCCTATTGGTACAATCGCAATTTCCTGTGAATAATGGTTTATCGTGCTGAAATCCTTCAAAATTTTCATTAATATAATCTCTTACACCAATTTCTTTTGTTTTACATCTAATCTGATATGTTAAAGGGTCTAAAGGAAATAAATTTTGATAACAATGAGCACAATATCCCTTGTATTTTATATTTGCTTTTGTTCCTAAACAAAAATTAGCTTTACATTTTTTACTTTTTATATCAATCATTCCAATCTCTTTATGACTACCACAAAATTTACCATGTGTTTCTCCTAAAAAATTAAAATTTGGATGAGTTTTACATCCTGAATATTCACAAGTTTTACTCATTATATCAATCATACCATCTAATTTGTGTTTACCACAAAATTTTCCTTTTGTTTCTCCGTCCAAATTATAAATTGGTTGGGTTTTACAACATGTGTATTTACAAGTTTTACCATTTATATTTATCATTCCTTTTTCTTTGTGCTTACCACAAAATTTACTTTGTGTTTCTCCTTCAAAATTAAATGCTGGTTGCGTTTTACATCCCAAATATTCACAAGTTTTACCTTTTACATTTATCATTCCTTCTTCTTTATGTTTATCACAAAATTTAGCCTTTAATTCTCCATCAAAATTAAAAGTTGGTATAGTTTTACATCCTAAATATTGACAGATTTTATTTTTAATATCAATCATTCCATCAATTTTATGTAGACTACAAAATTTTCCTTTTATTTCGCCTTCAAAATTAAAAGTTGGTCGAATTTTACATTCTGGATGTTCGCATATTTTACTAACAACATTAATCATATTTTCTTTTTTATGTAGACCACAAAATTTAGCTTGTGTTTCGCCTTCAAAATTAAAACTTGGTATAGTTTTACATTCTAGATGTTGACATAATTGACTAACCAAGTTATAATTTTCTTTATGTTCTTTACATCTTAATGGTTTACCATAAAGTTCTCCATAGCTAGCCTGTTTTCGGCAAGTTTCAAAATCACAAATTTTAGGCATCTTTTTTATATTATATATAAATATTATATTTAAGTAGTTTATCCTTACTTTTTATATAAAAGATAAATTATCCTAAATTTATTTGAAAATAAAAGATACTTTATATTTTAAAAATAATATAATATATTAAGTATATGTCTGAAACAACAGCAAATCCATTAAATAGTGCTTTAAGTTCAATTTCTAATATGAAAGATGACTTTATAAGTAATATAATTTTAGGCTTTATTTTGTTATTAGTAATTCTAATAATTGTATACATTATATATTTAACAAAGTTATCTGGTAAGGAATGCGATTACATGAATAATATATATAGTACATTAAATGGTAATATTCGTTCAATAAGTGATAGTGACCCTGATTGCGGTTATAATTTAAATGAATATTATGTTAAAACAGCATATAATGCTTGTTCGGGCGGTTCGTATAAAAATGACATTGTTAATATTTGTAGTTTGAAAGCAGTTTTAAAGCAAGGTGTAAGAGGATTGGATTTTGAAGTATATTCAATTGATAACGAACCGGTTGTAGCTACTTCGACGGTTGAAAATTACTATATAAAAGAAACATATAATTCTGTGAGTTTTAGTGAAGTTATGAGTACAATAAAAAATTATGCTTTTTCTGGTAGTACAGCTCCAAATTTTACAGATCCAATAATTATTCACGTAAGGTTTATGTCAAACAATCAAAATATGTACACAAATTTAGCAAATATTTTTAAATCATATGATACATTATTGCTCGGAAAAGAATATAGTTATGAAACTTCAGGTCATAACGTTGGAGGAGAACCTTTATTAAATTTTATGAGTAAAGTAATACTTATTTTTGACAGAACTAATACATCATTTTTAGAAAATAAGGATTTAATGGAGTACGTGAATATGACAAGTAACTCTATATTTATGAGAGCATATAGTTATTATGATGTTAAAAACAATCCTGATTTAGAAGAATTGAGAGAATACAATAAAAGAAATATGACAATTGTTTTTCCAGATAGTGGTCCAAATCCGGCAAATCCAAACGGAATTTTATCAAGAGATGCTGGTTGCCAAATGGTAGCAATGCGTTATCAATTAGTTGATAATTATTTATTACAAAATACTGTATTTTTTGATAATTGTAGTTATGCTTTTTGTTTAAAACCCGAACACTTAAGATACAAACCGGTTACAATTCCAGACGCAACTCCACAAGATCCAGCATTATCATATGCTACACGAAATGTCACAACTGATTTTTATAGTTTTGATGTTTAAATATTTAATAATATTAATAATAAATACTTAAAAATGTAATATATATATTATTAATAATAATGGGATTATTTCAATCAAAACCTAAAATGGAGGAAATAAAAGTTGAAGAACCAAATGTTGAAGAGTTAAAATCAGAAGAAACACTAGTTGAAGAGTTAAAAGTTGAAGAAGTAATACCTACTGAAGAAGTAATACCTACTGAAGAAGTAATATCTACGGAAGAAGTAATACCTACGGAAGAAGCTAATCCTGAAGAAGCACTTAGAGAATCCGATGTTTCTTCAGAATCTAAGTCTACAGATGAAACTAAAAAAAGAAGAAGGTCAAAAAGAAATAAAAAAGTAGTAGATTTATCTTCTTGATTTTCTTCTTTTAGATTTTCTATATTTTCTAGTTCTTTTAGATTTTCTATGTCTTCTTCCCCCAGTTCCACGAGATTTAGCTATTGGATGTCTTGGAACTGGTTGTGGTAGTTGTTGTTGCATTGCGTGTGCTTCTTGTAAATTTGGTTGAATATCCCAAGGATTTCCTTGTTGTTGCATTAAGTATATTATATGAATATATAAAATACTTAAATAAATATTATATAAGTATTTTAAATGGGTTTAATTCAATCTAAAAGAAAAGGTATAAATTATGATTGTATAATTTGTAGACAAACAAAAGAAGTGCCAAATTTACTAGGTAAATTTGTTGTAATTAATGAAACTGAATATAAATGTAATTCTTGTAATACTATTTTTAAAAAAGAATTTTGTCAAATATGTAAAAAAACTAAAAGAATACCTAATTTAGTCGGAAATTTTTTTGAAATTAAAAATGTCTATAATTGTAATTGTAAAAATAGATAATTATAAAAAAAATAGATAATATAAATATTTATTTATTAATATTTATATTATATATGAAGCAAAAAAAAATTTGTAAAGACCTATCTTTTGAAGATTGCGAATTAACCATTTTACGTATGGCTGCGGATAAAGCAGAAGAAAAAATTGGTAAACGTATAGTTAATTCAGAAGAAGTTAAACAAATTGTAATAATTGTTGAAAATTTTATTAAGAAAAAAAATCTTATAGTATATGGAGGTTTAGCAATTAACAATATT